CCTAAATCTGCCCTTTAATTTGCCTCATAACGCCTTGATATAATCGTGGGTTAGTAATCAGTATGGTTTGCATCAGTTCGTCCATGAGAAGCAAAATCTCGCCCTCTGGATGACCTTTGACCGCTTGAAGGAACTCCGATTCTCCATAATCACCAATTCCCGGCGGCTCATCATACGAATATGCCACTTCTGTCGGTTCTACTGCTATGTGATCCCGAATTGTATAAAAAGTTGCTAACTTTTCACAGGTCTGGTAACTTACCGGGGCGTCTTCGCACTCTCTTATAGCACCATCTAATTCCCGTTTACTAATCATCACATTTCGATTGCGTTAATAGCCTGCTCGATTGCATGCTTGACATTCTGGTCGGACGCTTCGTTCATCATCTTTTCAAGTTTCGCCACCATCTTGTCCGTTTCATCGTCTCGGCTATATCCTCCACGCATTCCGTTTCTGGCATAACTGCCACGCCTTGAATATCTCCCACGGCTATCCCGTCTGGCGTAACTGCGTCCGCCCATATCATACCCATCATATCTATCACCGGAATAACCTTCCATAGCCATGATTGTATCAATGGATTTCAGCGAATGCGTCAGCTTCTGGATTGTGTCAAGGCTTCCGGCTGTCAGTTCGCCTTTTTCGGCAATCTGCTCCAGTTCGTCACACAGCATGTCTTTAATGTCGTGCATATACTCCATAGCTTTCTCCTTTCTACGCAACTCGGTTGATTACAAGATTTGCATTCTGTACCTCAATCAACGGTGTTGGAGTCACGGCAGGATCGTCAGTGGTTGCGTCCACATATCTGACCGCTACCGCAAAGCAACATCCTTTCGGTACAGTTACAAGTGCAGTTGATGTTACGTTTCCGTATTCGTCAACCGCCGCAGGCGTAAAGATTGCCCTGCTCGTCAATCTCGGCTCACCATCCACTGTTATAGCCAGTGAAATCGGTGTCACCGCTCCGCCTGTTGGAACAGCGATGTTGCCGTTAAACGTAACTGCGTATCTTGCAAAACAACCGGAAGTGATTCCACGGAGAATAAAAACCCCTGTTTCGTCTTCATGGTAAACATACCCTTTCCGACACGGGATAGAAGCCGTAAACAGCACAGGCGAGTTTAACGCCACATTCTGAACTGCGTTTGCTAAATATTCTGCCATGATTTCACCACCTTAAAAGTTACCGCAACCGCATCCGCAGTTGTTCTGATTGCAGGTGAAAATCGGCTGTTCGCCATACACCGGAACTGTGCCAACAGGGCACTGGTTCAGCCGATCATACACGCCGTTGATAATCATGCTGTTCTGTGCAACCTGTGAGGCCTGACCACGGGCATAAAGAACCTCCTGCCGAAGCTGTGCAATCTCGTCATTTTTCGCATCGATTTTGTCGGCGCACATCTGGTCAAGGATTCTCTGTGTTCCTGCGGTCTGTGCCGCAATCACATCACGAATGCCGTCAGACAGTGCCGCTCTATCGGCGCAGTTCTCGGTTGCAACCGTGTACTTTAGGTCAGCAAGCCCAAGACGGTTCTCGCAGCAACAATCCGCAAACTGTGTGCCAATGTTGTTGAACCCCTGCATCATCGCTGTCTGCATTCCGAAGGCCTGATTCATGTTGGCAATCTGCCGGGCATTTGCGCCCTGTTCAACACCGGCAAAACCTCCGGCAAGTGCCATCTGGATATCGCTACTTGCATTGCAAAGCTGTGTTGCCGCATTAGCGAATCCGCTTGTTACTGCGTTCTGAAGGTTCTGGATGCCGTTGTTGGTCTGCATCTGGTCGAAGCCTCTTTCAATGTCGCTATCGGTGTTCATGAACCACGGTACGGAACCGCCACCGTTACCGTTGCCGAAGCCGCCATTATTCCAACCGCCGCCCATAGCAAGAATCAGAAACAGGATAATCCACCATCCATCTCCGTTCATGCCGTTGTTGTTGTAGCCACCGCCACATGTTACCGCCGCAATGTCAGCCGGTGTCATTTCAGAAGTAGTTAATGACATAGGTATATCTCCTTTCTTTAGTTAAATATTTGTGAAACCCTTGCAAGGCTGTTTCCTATTTCAATAGACTTTGAAACTGTGTTGCCATAGTTCTGGCTTGGTCTATTTGCGCCTGTGTGATTTGACCGCTTTTCAGCATTTCCTGTATTTTCTGTTGAGGATCGCCTTGGAACGTCTGCCTAAACTGCCGGTACTGCTGAATCATGTTTTGCACATTCCCTAACGGCGTATTTTTCATCATCGTGTTGAAAATCGGATTATTCATCTTTCTTCTTTCCTTTCAATTTCTTTTCAAGGTCTGAAATCGCCTTTTTAACGTCTTCTTTGGTTGCGAGGGGTAATATATCCTCTTTTGTTAGAAATTCGCTTAAATCGGCGTTTTTCGGCGTTGTCGGCGCACCTGTGCGCTCTTTGTAGTCAAATATCCTTAATGACGGCATCCCGGACATATCTGCTGACTTCAAATACAAACAATCTGCGTCTGAATCCATCAACAACACGGCTTGTCCTGCCGCTACCGGATGCGCCTTCGCTCCTTCAATGCCCTGCACCCACACAACGCCCTGATTCTGCTGTGGCTGTTGAACCGGCTGTGCCATCTGCGGAACATTCTGCTGATAATACGGCTGTTGATAACCCATAGGGAAATAGTTGTTGTACGCCATGTTTATTCACCTCGTTTCCAGTAGTAAATCGGGATTTCTTCACCGGAATCCCACGAATCGTAATAGTTGCCATTGATTGCACAAACAACGTGTGTGCCTGTCGCAAGAATGTATCGACCTGTTTTGTGGTCAGCGCAAAAGTCTTTAATGGTGTAACAATTAGGACAAGAATCTGGAATAACAAATCTGCGGAATCCGTTTTCGTAAAGGTATTCACCCCACACACGGTTTGAAGACGGCATATCCTTCATGCGAAATCCCTGTAACGCAAGACCAATGTATGTATCGTCCCATGACTTTCCAATTGCTTTTGAAATCGCTCTGATCGTGCAATCACCGACCAATGCTTTGTCTGGATTGTTGTTAAAGTACGAAAACATAAAACTCACCTCCACACTTAAATTTTGACAATAAAAAAAGCCGCTGACGAGTTCGCCAACGGCTCATTACTGATTCTGTTTTATTTCATTTCTATGTCATTTGCTTTCACATCACCATTCTTTGCCTTTTTTATTATCTCCCGGAAAATCCTTTTGCCTTTTTCCCATTTTATTTTTTTAGATTCTCGGCTGTTCCAACTTTTCCATATCGTTAGTGTAATGTCGTAGTTATCATAGTCTTCCCATGTTTCCCAACACAACGATATGTTTACTATGTTCTCGAAATCAACTTCTTCGCTAACATCTACAATCCACAACACTGCATTTCTGTCTTTTCTCAACTCCCTGAATATCATGCGGAGCACTTCATCATCAAAGCACCAACAATATTCGGATATATCATAAAACCCCCAAATGCCTTTTACCTCATGACAAAATTCTAAATTCATTTTATTTCTCCTTTCTTGATAAATGCGGTGGATTTAAGCCGCCACCGCTCGGCTAACCTACTATTGTTCAATAGGTGCTACCTGCGAAAACTTGAACCATGATGCTGTTTTCATGAACATTTTTGTTTCGTCTTCATCGCTTTCGTTCTTGGCTTTCTTCGTAACGTGCTTCCAGATTGTGAACTTTGCGATTGCTTTTTCGCCTTTCTGCACTTGGAATCCTCTTTCCTTCCATCCGGCGTAGGTATGGATCGGCTCTGCCTCTTCAACTTCAACTTCTTCTTCCTCGCCCTGTGCGTTTGTTATGATCGCCTTGAACACTCTGCCTGTACCCTCAATAATGCCCTGCTTCATAAGTTCCTGTGACTTTGTGAAAATAATGTCTGCGTTTGTCATTGTCTTGCTCCTTTCAAATACTCTGTAATCGCCTGTTCAACTTTTGCTTCGTCTTGCTCTGTTGCAAGGATTTTTTCCAACTCTTTCTCGCTCATAACCTTGCTCCCTCCTTAATACTGGTATCCAATTCTTACTAATACTTTGTCTGCGGTGTACCGCTTACTTGTCTTGAAAATCATTCTGAATAAACTTTTCATCTGCCGAACCTCCTGTGGGCGGTTTTGCCGCCGCCCTCCGGCTTATTGTTTATTACTTTGTGTAATAATTCCAAATTGTTTTGATGCCCTTATTTGTAAGCCAATATGCTGTTGTTCTGCCTAACTGCCTTGCTTCCCAATTTGTGTATTCCTGCCGCTTCATGTATCCTGCTTCTTTTGCCGCTTTTAACTGTTCAAGCGTAATGCCAACTTTTTCAAGTTGTTTTACATATCCACCCTCACAGATGTTTCTGCAAAATACTTTGAAATGCTCAAATGTTCCTTTTTCTACAAGTATCGTTCCACCCATTCTGGCTTTTTCACGATCTGTCGCTTCATTGTACCTTGTGTACTGTCCCCAAATGTATTCGCAAACTGTCATTTTGTAACTTCTTTTCTTTAACAACTTCATCTTACATTTTTAATTATAAAGGAGTGTTTACACAATGTCAATACTTTTTTACAAAATAACTTAAAAAAATATTGCATAACAAAACAGCGACCCGAAAGCCGCTGTTCTGCGAAAGAGCAAGTAATTTTGAACCAGAAATCAGGCATGATTGAAGTTCCGGCTGTTAATATTCTACAACAAACCATTTCTTGTGTCAACGAAAAACGCCCCACGGTTTCCCGGTAGGCGTTTCTCGAAGGAGGCAAAGAGTTACATGAATGCCTTTAGTACCACATTTTCACCTTTGTAAACAATTCGTTTGATCTGGCTGACCGATAGGTTGAACTCTTCAGCCAATGGCTCATAACATATCCCGTCTATCAGCCTGCGCTTTAATATCTTTCGATCTCTTTCGTTGTGGATATGCTCATCTATAACATGTTCTATCTGTGAGTTAGTGTACTCTATCATTTTTTTCTGCGCCGTTTCCAATAGTGCTGTCGGCGTGGCTGTCCGTTACTTTTTCGGACTCTTCGCTTGATCGTTACTGTTTGTTTCGCCTTCGCCATTTATGTGTACTCCATCATTTATGATTGCATTCCCACCTTTGCCGGAATCTAACTCCTGCGTAACGGTGGTTTCCACATCTTCAAATTGCGATTCGTACCACAGCCAACCGGCGTTTGTACCAAACAAAAGCAGGATTAGAATGATAATAAGAATAAACATCCTTTTTATCACTCTTTCTAACCGTGCCATTTCAGATTCATGCGCTATGTAGGGAATATCTTTCACTGTTCCACCTTGTATTTCTTCCGACTCACCAACCAACCATCCATCGCTTTTATTGTCTCGTCAATAGCTTCCGTACTGTTGCCATCTTTTAGGTGGTCAAGAATAACGCAGTTGGCAGAAACGAGCAAATTGACCGCCTCACCCAATTCCTCTATCAAGCCATCTATCTTTTCCAGATGTTCCTGATCGTGGGCAAGTTGTGTATCATGGTCTTCTATCTTGTCCTGTATATCCTTGACCGGCTTTTCAACCGCTTTCTTGGCTTCAAACAGAATTTTGATAGCACTCCCAACAATGGTAAGGCTTGACGCAATGTATATGATTGTCGCTAATGATAAATCTATTGTCATACTGCTTACCTATGTCCCTACCTTCAATATATCAGAACAAATTGAGCATAGCAAGATTGAATGTTACTTAATCCTGTAAATTATGATCTTTTTACAACTTGACGTTGGCTTTACGCTTTTGGAATACTCCTCAATTATAGGGTACGTTTTTCCTTCATGATGTGCATTTGCAATCTTTCCATCACCAAGGTTAATTAAAATGTGACCGCCGCCGCCCTTGTACAACTGGTAGATAATATCTCCCGGCTCCGCCTTACTGACCGTCTTCCAGAGTTTTTCACCCCTTTCGGTTTTCATGTATAGTTCTACCTCATCAAGCCCTCGCGGGAATTTGCCGTCAACGGTACACCTTAACACCGTCCCCACAAACACATCGCAGGATGCTCCGGCTCTGGTTTGCTTGCCCCATTTACTTCTGTCCGGGTATGCTTTGTCCAGATCCTTTTTATAGGCTTCTCTTGGCTTGCCGTCGGGGTACTGGTACGTTGATTTTTTTGTGCCGATGGGATATGCACATTCCTTTGCTACATCGCAAATCTTCTGCGCTTTTGTTGGCTCCGGAATAGGAAGCCCAAGTAAATCAGACGCTTTCTTGTTGCACAGCTTACCCCACGCATGGTCTACGGTAAGACCATACTTTTTCTCATATTTGCAAACAGCGGAATCGGTGTTGTCACCATACTCCCCATCCGCACCGCTTTTGCCGCAACTAAACCCAAGATATATCAATATCTTTTGCATCTTTTTTACGTTCTCACCAGTATCTCCCTTTTGAAACCAACCTCTTGCCGGGAGTGCAGGAAGTGATGTCGGCTTTTCGACAGGCTTTTTATTTGTTCCTTGCGTTCCAAACACATTTTCATCAAGTTTTCCGTTGTTGCTCGTGAACTGCCACATGTAATAGGCGTGTGAATACTCACACTTTGAATTATATTGTGCCACCCAGATCTTGTATTTCGTATGAATATCTGTCGGCATATAGTTTAGAAACATCGACAGGTTCGCATATAACATAGGTTCAAAACCTGCGTCTTTTATAACTTTGCAAAACCCGTCAACCATTTTTCCCATGCCTGTTCTTCCAAGTTTTTTCGCAACCTTTGACGTGAACCGTGGGTCTCCATAATTTGTTTTTGTTCCAAACTCGCAATCATAACCGACAGGCAAATCTATATGTTCCTTGTATGGATCAATCTTTTTCAAACAAAATTTTGCTTCTGTTGCGGATTCAGTGCTATTTACCGAAGCTGAAAAATGGTATATACCGATGTGCATACCTGCCTTGATTGCATTTTTTATATTGTTGTCAAAACAATCATCTTGGTACATCTTTCCATTTGCCATCCTACTCCAAGATGAACGCAATATAACGCAGTTGACCCCTTTCTTTTTTATGCTGTTAAAATACTCAACAGATAAGTTTCCTTGATGTGCCGAAAGGTCATAGCATTTATCCCCCTGTGTCGGTACATACTGCTTTTGAGCGAATTTAACTGTCGTATTGGGATTATTATTGACTTGTGGCTTTTTATCGCTTAAATCGCCGTTTTGAGGGCTTGTCGGCGGTGTTGTGGGTGATTTGTGGCTGTCAATAATCTGCTTAAGTTTTTTTAAGCACTCAGTACCGAATTTTCCATCCGGCTCAAGATTGTGTGCGACTTGGAATATAACAATTTCCGCAAACGTCAAAGAACCAAGGTCATTGTCTTGTGAAACCTTATATCCATTAACCCATGTAAGAGCACGTTGCAACTTTCCAACTTCCTTGTTGCTGTCCCCCCATTGAAAATATCCTCTTTCGGGCAATTTGGGAACTTCTCCAATATATGTTGTGCTTGGAACAAAGAAATTAAAAGGCTTAAAATCCGGTCTTACTATACACACACCAACTTTGTATGAGCGTTTTCTAAGTGCAACTGCTCCACCGTTTGATTGAGAGCCTTTGTCATCAAAGGAAGTGTTCCCCTCCAAACAATAATAATCATTTCCCCATCTGCCGACAATCAAGCCTGTGTGTTCACGGCTACTTCCGCCGTTAAAATTCATGCTTATACTGTCACCGAATTTTGCCTTTGGTAACGCTTCTTTTTTCTTTTCATTATTTGATGTGTGTTTGAGAATATATTTTCCGCCCTTGTATTTAACAGTTAAATCTTGGATATCAGCGGCATTGTTGCTTTTATAAAACGGATTAAGACTATCGTCTTTTCCAGCCGCAATCCAACCGCACCACCACGGAAAAACTGCACACCACGAATAATTTCCACCGTGTACTGCGTGACCATAGTAAGCTGTATTATATTTAACATTATTGCTCCCGGAAGGACTTTCTACAATATGGTACTGCTGTAAAGCAATACGCATAAATTGAAGTGCTGTAACACTACTCATTATCGTCACCATCCTTTACTTCTGGTAAACCACCGATCGATGTGAGAATAGATAAAATTCCGGCGGTTGCTGATACTGATAAAATATTTATCCAATCAACATCAAGAATTCCAATTGCGTTTGTACCAATCAAAGCCGCCGCAGTTTGGCACATTGTTTTTATAGCTCTTATTCCTGCGGATTTCCACCATAATTTGTTCATTACTAATTCCCTTCTACCGCTACCGTAAACTCAGCGGTCAATTCTTCATCATCTTCCGGTCTTTTCCATTTTACTGTAATAGTGTTTGTGCTTTCTTGATGCATATCACTCGCACTACCATCTGGCACTCTTGTTGATAACGGAAAGTAGCCTTCAAGGTATTCTGTCCACGCTGCGACAGCTATCCATTCATTGTAAACTGATTTTGCGGTTGTGCTACCAGATAAACCCCATTTTCCGTCTTGACCCTTGGCATACAAATCAACTATGTTATTAGTACCTGCCAACCTCATAACGTACAGCACTAGTGTTCCATTCTTATACGCTTTTGTAACAAGCAATGTTGCCGTTCCACTACCGCCTCCAAGAGTTGCTGGTTTCCCGTTTCCATTGTAACCAAGGATCTTGTTTACAACATATTTTCCACTATCTGAATCATAAGTTATATTTACTAATTTTGCATTTATTCCATCATCACTTGTCCAATCATCACCTTCGCCTTGTGCGCTTGCTTTTGTAGGTTCTATTGTTATTTCTGACAACGGGATAACTCCACCGGAATAACCTTCTGATTCCCATATCAAATCGTCATTTCCATACGCTTTAACCACCATCCCTGCGGTGTTTATGTCTTCTCCATCATGGTATGTTTTTTTTGTCGGCTGTGTAGTTATTTGAATCTTTGACGGTAGCATTTTTTCAATGATTTCTCCATCTTCGTTAACGTCCACAGCATATTCATTATCATTACCGCTACCACCCGGACGGCTACTTCCTTCTTTTGTTCCAACCGTTTTTACATTTACCGTTACTTGGGAGTATCCGTTGGCGTTATCATCTTCTGCAATGTATGTTCCATTTTTCTTGATGTTTTTTGTCTTTAGCTTTACTTCATCCTCTGGTATCCAAATAACAGAACCACCACCCTGTTTTTTTGTTTCTAATTTGCTTATATAAGATAAAGTTTTTCCAACTCCACCTTCTTGGATTGTGATGTTTTTACTCATGTTTTAACCCCTCGATATGATTCAACCATCCATCAACCGTAACGGCTTCCATCTGCATCCCTTCATTGATGCTTCTTGCCCTTACTTGATTTGAAATTGCCATTTTGTCCGTGATCGGCGTTGCATTCCACAAGTCTTTGTGCTTTTCGTACCACTCTGAAAATCGCAACTCTGTGCTATCTCTGTATTCTTTGTTTTCTTGATTTATCCAATCCGGCTTGTTCATGCAATAGTACGCATCAAATACCATGAACACTGTGTAGAACATCGCTTTATCTTGTCTTCCCCTTGACAAAAATTCGTCTATCAATGCATCGTTTGAATCGAGCATGTTTCTGTATGTCTTGAGGATGTACTTCGGGTCGTGTCGGCATACGGATTCCTCACGCCACTTCCAAAGGTAAAACGGAACTTGGCAATACTTAACTTCTGTTGTTAAATTTTGGCATAGAATGTTGAAAAAGCTGTCTTCATGAATAGTCAGCTTATCGTTGAACCGGATATTGTTTTTCAACAAGTATTCCCTACGATGCACCTTTCCATGGACGAACGTGCTATCCATATCATGGTTCATATATATGGGTTCTTTTGTCTGTGGGTTTCTTGTTTCCTCCATAAAGCAAGAAATCAACGTGTCAAAACCTTGTTCAAATTCCCGGAACAAAATGTACAGACCGCATACATTCATAAACATATCATCGCAATCACAGAACATAACATAGTCTGCCGTAGCATAATCTAAACAAGCATTCCGTGTAGCTGACACACCACGTTGCGGCTCGATGTGATATTCTACTTTGAACGGGTAATCGTCAAACAGCCCTTTGCCAAATATAACATCATCACCATCATTGCAGATAATAACTCCGATCTCATCAAACGGAACATTTTGCTGAAGGGCAATGCTGTCCAGGAGTGGTTTTAACACCGTATGTTCTTCATGGTAATGTGGTACTAAAATCTGTAACTTCATATTACTCTCCTATTCATTGATTGCCGTAATTCTATCCGAATATACACTCCAATTACTTGCGGCTTTATATTCATTAACAAGTGATGCAGGAACATAAATTGACCCGAAATAACCTAAATATGACGATAGAGACATTGGTGTTGACGCAAACGCATTAATATGTTTAAGCGTTGCAACAGAACTATACCCAATATACACACTTTCAAGAGCAGTACAACTGCGAAACACTCCATTACCAATAATGCCACAAGCAGGTAAAGAAATCTCTCTAAGCAAACTACATTTTTGAAAATCATATGCACCAAGTTGCGAACACTTTGGTATCGATACGGACGAAAGTAATACACAAGAAAAAAATGTACCGTAATCAGCACCAGACCCACTCATATATAACAATTCTGGTAAATCTATAGACGAAAGTTTGACACATCTGGCAAAAGCATTTCCATCGATTGATAAGAGGTTAGGAAGATAAACATTCGTTAATTTTGAGCAACTCCAAAACGCATCGTTTGATAAAGACATGCATAACGGGAATGAAATGTTCTCAAGGCCTGTCTGACGGAATCCGGATGCCTTAATTTGTTTTAACATTGGCATAAAAACTTCGCTTAAATTTGAACATGAACTAAAAGCCTGTTCGCCAACGTATTCACATAAATCAAGGCTTACGGTTTTTAGGGCAACAGTGTTACTAAAACCGAAGGACGGAATGCTTGTAATTCCTGATGCGTCAAAAAATGTTACTCCAGAAAATTCAACAAAACCATGCACTGTTCCTCCACCACCGGAAACGGAAACAACCGCTTCCGCAAAAGAACTAACGTCATACGTTCCATTTTGGCTGATGCTGATACTACCAGTCGGAGTAATGCCAGATTGAGGAACACTAACAATTACATTGTCAAATCCATCAAGACCGCCCGTCGGTGTATATTCCCCATTAACTGAAACTTCAAGAGAACCAAGATTCGCTCCTCCACCTGTTGGTATGTTGTTTACAGCAGAAATAAATCCATCTGGGAATGAAAGCGGTGCTGACGTACTACCTTTTGTTCTTATTGCATTTGCAATACTTGATAACTGTGAATCTGTAACTTTATACTGTGTCATTAGAACTCCACCCCCGTTGCAGGATTGATAATAACGCTACCGCCACTTGGTAATTCTACCCATTCATTACCATCTGTATTATACAAGAATCCAGTTCCGGTATCAATTTCAATACATGTTGACCCGTTTGGAATGTTGTTCAGCGGCTTTTCATCGGTGCTCAAACACCGTACATCTTTCAGCATTTTATTGTGTGTCATGTGTTCGTAGATTGTAACCATTAAAATTCCTCTCCTTCCGCACTTGGAATATCATCTTCTCCAACCGCAACTACTATATCACCATTCATATATTTACCATCAGTGTTCAGCGTGAAAGTATCTCCGCTTTCCGCTTGATGTATCACCGTGTCATTGTATGCTATTGTTACTCCCATATTTCACCTCACATGCTCATTATAATTGTATCTGCTGTGCTCCAATTTGGTGCATTTCTATATTGATTATACAGGCTTGACGGCACATATGTGTAACAATTCGTGTATGACAAAGCATTTTTGTCTTCCAAACTAACGACGTAGTTTCCTAATAAATACAAGGAAGACAGCGAAAACAACTGATAAAACGCTCTCGATTTTATGGTACGGCATTTTGGTAAGCTCAATTCACGGAGTGCGTTACAATACAAGAATGCGCCTTCTCCGACAACTTCACATCTTGACAGGGAAACCGTGGTTAATGATGAACACCCGGTAAACATGCTTTCTGTTACTGTTCTACACTCAGGCAAATTGACTTCAGCCAACTTTGTACAATTCCAAAACGCATAAGAACCAAAACTGGAACACATCGGCAAACTGATTGATGTCAAGTTATCGCAACCGGCAAACGCTTCATCACCCACTACTGTACACATTGGGAAACTTGCGGCTTGAAGAGACGTACAACTGGTAAACGCGCCCTTGCTTATTGTTTCAACATTAGACAACGAAACGCTGACAAGGTTTACGCAATTTTCAAACGCCCATTGTCCAATATATGTGCATTCCGGGAATGAAACGCTACTTAATGCCGAACAATATGCAAACGCAAGAGTGCTCATTGATACACATACAGGAGCATTAACTTCTGTCAAATCAGGGCAGGACTCAAATCCAGACGTTCCAATATTTGTTGCCACGGGAAGATATGCTGTTGATAAACCATACGTCTTTGTGTATGCGTTTGATGGAACTGAAGTTAGGCTTGCGAACTCGCCTGTATCAATTATTTCGACTCGTGAAAACCCAACACAATCATAATCCGATGCGTTAAACACCGCTCCATTTGCCACTCTTAAAGATTTCAACGGAAGGTTCACATTGACCCATGTATATCCGGCATATCCATCGTTTGAAGCAGTATACAACCCGTTTGAATAAACGGCTTTCCCAGAAAGAGGAAGACTTACAACAGCAGATGCAAACGATGTCACATCATATGTTCCGTTTTCAGAAATTTGCAGGCTTCCTGTCGGCGTAACTCCGCTTTCAACATTTACATTGACAACGGAAAAACCATATACGCTTGATGCTGTATAAACACCATTTTCGCTTACTGACAACTCACCTAACAGTGGGGCTGGAACGTCAACAACGACATTACTGAAACCGTCAAGGTTATCTCCAATCGCTGAATACGATCCATTTGATGTAATTGTTTTGCTACCAAGATTTGCGCTTACATTTATATCGATTACTGAATATCCAAAAACGCCATCGTTGGATGCGTAATATATCCCATTTGTTGTAACGCTTTTTTCTCCCGTTTCTGGAGATGGAACGTTTACTGTTACTTGCGAAAAACCATCTACATTTGCATCCGAGGCATTATACACACCATTTGAAATCAATGTGGCGCTGCTAAACCTTGCCTCGCTTGTGGGCACACTCACTTCAACTGTGTTAAATCCGTCTGCGCTAAAATCGCTTGCCGAATACGTTCCATTTGTTGAAACAAACACACTGCTCAGTATGGGCGTTGGCGTAGACACAATAACTGTCGAATATCCATAAACATTATCGTCGGTAGCATTATACTCTCCATTTTCCGTTATAGTTTTGCTTAATGTGGAGGGCATCGGTACGCTGACGGTAACTTTTGAAAATCCATCCCTTCCGCTATATGAAGCAAGATAAATTCCATTTGAAGATATTGAAATGCTCCCCAATGTTTTTTCCGGCACATTAACGGTTACTTTTGACCACCCGTCAATTTCGCTGTCAGACGCTTCATATGATCCGTTTGACAGGAATGTTGCTTCGCTTAATATAGCTGGAGTCCCACCTTGCGGAACATCTACTATTACATTTGCAAATCCATCATAACCACCGCTTGCTGAATATGACCCATTTTCCGTAACAAGAATGTCACTCAAATTTGCCTGTGTGGAATATGAGCCAACAACAAAATCCTGCGTCAACACTTTTCCTGCTGTTGGAAAAGATTGAGATATAGTAGACGGCGTTGCAACATACGATCCACCATATACCTCATAGGTCGGGATTGACCCCTGACCGCTGTTTACTGACCCTGCATACGTCTGTATGTTTCCTGTATATTTTGAATTTCTTGCGTATGCTGTAATGCCATCAAGCATCTGCGACCCACTTGACAGTGTCGCATCGTCTGTTGGCGTTCCTCTGTTTATGCTCATAATTGCAGATGCCATTTCCGATGGATGAAACAGGCTTTGCCCACCCAACTTAGCACGAATTGCAATTCCTATATTTGACAAATTTTGTTCTTCTATAATTACTTTTGCCATTATTCAATCTCCGCTAAATAGTATAAATCTCCGCCTGTACCTTCTTCAACCCTTTCAACCGAATCAACTGACACGATCTCAAGAACCCTTGTGTTTAGATTTGTCTTTAACGCTATATACGCATTAACTCTAACGGTTTCGGCTCCTTCTGATTTCACGCCGGATATTGTTGGCGATGCAGGACGGAACACATACGCAAATGAACCCAATGTTGCAGACAAGTAATCTGCCGTGACTTCGTAGCTTGCGTTAGCAGGCAAAAAGTATGTTCTCCTTCCAAGAATCATGCCTTGCACTCCAGCCTCAACACCGATGTATTCAACTATCAATTTGTCAAGCTGTACGACTGTGCAAGCGCCAATGGTCATTCTGGACTTTTGCCTTATGCCAAACGAAAAATCACACGATTCAGCATAACCTATGGCATAATCAGCCGTGTTTTCCCCTTCGTGGATAGCTACTTGATATTTTTCTCCAAGAAAATACTCGCCACAGTTTATGCATTCAAAATCAACCTTTTGTCTGTTGAAATAATACAACGCAAGCGTTGACGCAACCGAACTTACATTGTTACTGTTTATTATATATACAGAATCATACACAACTTCATTTTCCGGCGTATTTGGCGGAACATTTGGGTTGTTTAATTTTACTTCCGTTTTGCTTATGATGTACTTGTATCCGTCTACTTCAACATATTCGTCTTCATCAGTAGGCGTACCCATCGTAAAGGCATAAGCTGTTACCCTTACCGCTGTTACATATTCTTCAGCCACAAGCGTCGGCTTCCAATATGTTTTGTACCTCGGTATTTCTCTTACATTTTGCGTATCAATCTCCGCTATAACCGGATGTTCACTAAACGAATCTCTGCAATACAACCCTGCGGCAAACAGCACATGTTGCAACCGCTCCCTTGCGGTTTGTTCGGGGCAATATCCGGTGATCGGTCTTTGCAATATTGATTGGCTGGCAATATACCACGCTTCTGTGTTAGTAAACACTTCATCAAGCATGTACTCAACATTTGTATTATACATTCCAGCTTTTATAATTTTATTATCAAGCAGACCTAACTCCGACCTTATCCTAACATGAGCCACATGCTCTTGTTCTTCTTCGGCATATGAAATATAGCCGTGAAACCATAATGCATTATCATCATCATAAAGCCAACCATTTACGCCAACCGAAATAGTATCATCTGTAACAACATCAAGCGAAACTTCAGTGACGGATAGCCTGTCGTTTATAATGTCCGCACTTGGAGCAAACGAAATGTTTCTCAATGTATTGTATTCAACAATGGCTTCTATTGATGCACCAACTTCAATCTTCATTAGTACGCTCTTTCGTCTCCGTTTTCATAATTTCGCAAAATCCACCCGGCGGCTGTGTATTCGTATATATCGCCTACTTGCGCTTGTGGATCATCTGGATATGGTGTCGTTCCGTACCTGTTCCACATACCTGTTTCGTCTGTCGCTTTTGTTGGTGTGTTTGATATGATTTCAAAAGTTGTTTTTCTCCACGTTTGCTTGTTGTTTGGAAGCCTTACAAACTGATCGCTAACCGTTTGAACCCTTGCGTTTATGTTGATTTCTCCATCATTGTATGGCAATGTAAACAAATGGTAGTTCTGCGGATTTGTAAGCAACTCATATATAAATGCGTAATCTTCTTCCCGGTCTCTTGGTACGGCGATAGCCACGGTGTACCTTAAATACATTCCGATAACATCGTTAAAGTACGTTTTATCCAGCATCATGCCGGATATTTCTGATGGCGTAACTTCCGCTACCCTTTGTATTGTGCATGGATAATTCCATGTAAATCCATCTACTGTCCAACTCATACCATGCCACCTGCGAGGTTTACTCCAACTCTCTGTGTTTCTTCGTTGTTCAGCCTAAACACTGTTCTTGCAAGTTGTGTTCTGTCAAGCTGTAAAATAACAGTAATATCCCTTTGCTCATCTGTTGGCTGATTTACCATTCTTGTGTCAGGCATATCCAGAATCCTTGACATTGTTTCAACTTCATCATACGCTTGCGGAGCATTGTAGTCAATGAATTCTGGCTCTGAATACGGCTCAATCATTGCCGCTCCGAGACCTTCAACTGCACTTGTTACAACCGGCTCATTATCTTCGATTCCCAACGCCATGCCAGACGCTATATTCTTGCCTATAACATCCCGAAACAGCTTCGATGGAGAGTTTATACCAAGGAACTCTTTCGCCTTGTTAAAAGCGCTTTTAGCGGCATTTACAGCCGCTCTAACAATGAGACCGCCGCTACTTATGATTCCTTTTGCAATCCCTTTGACAATGTTAACGCCAAGACTTATCCACTTCAAATTTTTGATTTTTTCTATTGCGGATTTTGCCCCTTTGGCAAGTGCCTTTCCAATATTGGCGTTTATGCTAACAATTCCTTTTACAAGCGACACGACAATCTTTGCGCCAGCTTTTACAATGCTCGGTAACATTCGGAGTATGGCTTTTACAAGCGCAACTATAATTTGCGGCGCATATTGAATTAAGATTGGTATTGTAGCTATAATGCCCTTTATTAAGTTGCCTATCAGCCCAGTTCCTGCGTTTGTTAGATCGCCACCGTTATTTGCCAAGTTGTTTGCAAAGTCTCTAATCAACTTTAACCCGGCTTCTACTAACTTTGGCAACCCTTCAGCGATAGCTTTTCCTGCGCTTTGCAGAAGCCCCGGTATCGCAGTAAGCGCTGTTTGTATTGCGGATGATAAAATTTTTCTTGCGACTTCTGCGATTGCCGGTGTCATTTTTACTAAACCCTGTATCCCAGAATATGCAAATTTCATTAAACCGCTTGTAATGTCGGGCAGATTTTCAAAAATTGCATTAAGCAACCCTTTTCCTATTTGCTTAAATTTCCCAAACATTTTGGGGGCTGTATTAACCGCCGTGTCTATGATTTTGTCAATGCCTTTTTCTATTTTTTCAGAGCCACCGGCTTTGCCTGCAAGTATAGACGCAAGTCCGTCCATTACATCAACCATGCCCGGAAGGAATTTTGATATTGCATTTCGCCTTGTTCCTTCCATTGCGGTCTGTAAATCCTGCAAACTGTCTTGGTATGCCGCAGATGCTTTTACAGCTTCATCCGACATTACTCCGCCAAGTTCGTTTACACGATCTTTCATTTTTTGCGTATCTTCCGCAGAAGTGTTCAAAAGCGCACCAAGTTCGGTTGCACCCCTTCCGAGTAACTTGGATGCAATCGCTGTGCGCTCTGTACCTTCTTCCATGTTTTGCAGACCTTCAATAGTCTTTGCAAACAAGTCTTCTTGCGAAAGATTTGCAACTTCTTCTTGTGATATCCCTAATTTTTGGAATTCTTCTGCGCCGCTTTGTGCCGCATTTGCAAGCGTTTTCATTGACGGCTTCATCGCTTCGATTGATGTTCCGCTGTGTTGCAATACAGCATCCCACTCTTGGTATGCTTTTGCAGACATCCCCATCTTCTGCGACATCTTGTCAATGTTATCGCCGTGTTCAGCCACAGCCCCGGTTGCTTTGGTGATTGCTACACCAGCACCGACAGCCGCCGTACCTACAGCCGCAATCGTAGCCGCACCGACTTTCGCCGCAGTTCCAAGACCCTTTTTCAGCTTACCGCCGAAACCTTTTGCCTTTGTTTCTGCGCTATTTAACCCGTTATCATACTGGCTTGTGTCTAACGCCAGTGTTGCTTTTAAGTCAAGTACTTCCATTTTCTCCGACCTTTAATCCTGCACGTTTGATTACATCAAGCGCTATTTCATCTGCACTTTTTTCTTGTTTTTGTTCTTGATGCTTTAGTGTGTCGGCGTATCTTATATTGATTTCTGCGCCCATTTGTTCTGCTATAATTTGCAACAAATCGGATGTGTAGTTCCTATAATTGTACTGCTCCATCCGATTATTATGCTCACATATAACATGATCTATGACGTATTCTGCGCCCATGATTTCAAGTAGATCAAGCCGAATTGTCCGGCAATAATCTAAATATCTTTGTTCGCCAACTGCATCAATGATGTAAAAAAATCAATCACCGACTTATTATTGATAAAATCACTAAAAGAATCAAGGTACTCACTAATTTCGTAATCGTCAACATTTTCTGGTTCAACAAAACACATTAGCGCAAGAAGTTCCAATGTTTCGTCTGGATGCTCGTCAAGGATGGCATCCAACATTGCATTTATATTTTCGTTTGCCTGTTTTCGCAACGCTTCTTTTCTTTCTTCCTCGGAAGCGTCATCCGGCACTTTTGGCATCCTTTTTCTGATATTCATAACATCCGTGTCGGTCAGCCATTTACTGACCGACTTGCGGATGCGGTTTGTCTGTTTCAGAAATTCTGACGGTTTGCAGTTAGCAAGATTTTTCATGTTCTATCTCCTTACGCCTTAATTGTGAGTGTAGCACTTCCCGCGGCTACGGCTTTACCGCTACCATTCTTGACGGCAACCGTAATCTTGGTGTGCGTGTTTGTCGGCGTAATATCAGCACCGTTTGTGAGTGCTGTCCAAGCACTAACATCATCGCCATAATCTACTGTCGGCGCATTGCTTGCGGCTGTCTGATATACATAGCTTTCATTTCCGCCAAGCGTGTAGCCGGAAACCGTAATCTTGCTCTTTCCGCTTGTTGCACCTTCTGCGGATGTTACTGTCAGTTCTGCCAGTTCGTGCTCGCCGCTCTTGACATAGATTTCAAACGGCACTGTTTCTTGATCTTCGATAGAATAATGGCCGTGATACTCAAACGCAAGCTGTCCCTTTTCGTCCTTTGTGGACTGAATCTGGAATCCTGCTGTGTTCAGTGCGTTCATCAGGTGAATCGCAAGGAATCCGGCATTCTCGCCCGTGTTTACATCGGAATAATCACCAATCCACCATACACCATCAAAATCGCTTGTTAGCAATTCCGCTCTCGGTACAACCTTTGTAGTGTCTGCTCCATCAATGTCTGCCGCACCAATAAGGCTTTTGGCGAGTGATGGCGAACATGTGAGGAATGTTCCGCTCATTGTTGGGTCGTATCCGCTCAAGTGCTTCAGTTCCATCATGTTGTTGGGGACGTTATCAATGTCCTCCCCAAAATCAACAAACGTCGGATTTGTTGTAAAGTTGATGCCGCCTGTGGTAGCACCAAGGATGTTTCCGATTACTCCTGTTGCTGGAGTGAAATCATCAACGAGAATACCCGCATTCAACTGAAGTTTCTCGAAAGTATCTTCCGGTACTTGCGTAAATTTCTGCATTGTTTTTCTCCCTCTACTGATATTCTATTGCAATTTGCAATACAATTCTTCTAACTCTGTCATTTGTCGGGTCGTTCATCCTTTGGGCAAACGGTCTTTCCTTCGTTACCCAGAGCCGACCACCATCATACGGCACACCCATGCCAGAACCTATCTGGCTTTCGATTTCTGCCGCTTTTTCGCTTATGGCTGACCAACTCGTTGACTCATACCATAAAGACGCTGAAATCGCCGTTTTTTCATCGAAATCTGCCGTGGCGGCTTCGTATGTAATGTACGGCATTTCTGCATCATCCGGTACGGTGTACGCATCATACGCAGTAAGCCCAAATCCATTCCAGAATGTGTTTAGTGCTGTCCATTTGTTCGACATATCTCACCTATGACGGTAACGCCGTCATTTCTTCTGCTGTAACTTGCCGCATATCAAGCGATGCACTTGCAGGAGTGAATTTATCATCACCATCTGATGTTACACGGAAAATCTTGCCGTCACGCAATCTTTTGAAAACATCATGGTACTGCAATACAACGGTTTTGAATGTGGTAACGGTATATAGGCTTGTTACGCCCTGTTTTTCAGCCGTCCGAGCCTGTATTGACGTATCAAAGGTAATTGCCGCCTTTAACGGCGCACCTTCAACCCAATTTGTCTGTATGCCGCCGTACCCATCGGCTTGTGTTGTTTTGTCCATCATGACACAGGACTCCATTGCTTCATCTAATAAACTCATGGTCTGATCTTTCTCCAATGGTTTAATCTGTCGGCAAAAGCACCTTGCCATGTACCAGACAAATCAACACTTCCGCTACTACTACTGCCGCCGCCTTTTGAATACGAATAGCCGCCAAAACTTTCGGAATTAAAAGGTGACATTGACGGACTATCGACTGCTTGATACTTTGCTTTCCACGCATCAATCTCTTGGGAAAGGGCAATGACGTCCGGCGGGACAGCCATTGCCCAGATCGCACCTTCAAATGTTTCGTCTTGCAGTTCCAACTTGTCGTTGTACTGATGGACTCCATCATTAAAAACGCTCCCAATGATTCTGAAATACTGACCATACTGCAACTCTAAATCATACGTCAATGCGCCATCGGCAATAACGAATTCCCCAAAATACTTTGGCTGATTGTAGTTGAACCAGTTGTTGATTTCTTTGCACAGTTCAGTCAGCACTTCTAATCTCCTTGCTGTTCTTCTGATTCTGCCTTGGTAACGGTAACTGTGTAAACCTTCGGCGTGTTGCCTGTTGCCGACACCGTGATTGTCAACGTGTTTTCACCTTCTCCCCACGTTGCATTCGCTCCGTTTTCAATATCTGTTGTTCCCAACTTAATTGAAACCGTTGTATGTTCTGCATCCGTTGGTGTAGCCGTTACTTTGTCTGCATCATTCGTTGTCGTGCCTGTGTACGCCAGAACCGACCCATTAAAGGTCGGCTCTAACGCTACTGACCCAATCGTCAGGCTCGAAAGGGTCGTTACGAATTTACCACTATGGTTTTGCTGCCTGCCGCCTGCGCTCTGCCATTGGCATCGATCGCCGCTACGGTAATCTTGTTGTGGGTTGCTGTCGGAGTAATATCGTCACCGGACTCAATCTCCGTCCATGTGCTGCCCAGCTTCTGTCCGTACTTAACAGTAGGAGCATTGTCCTTTGCTGTCTTGTAAACGAACTTCTCACCAGAACCAAGAGAATAGCCTGCAATCGCAATATCGGAAGTGCCTTCAGAACTTCCTGCGGTAGATGTTACGGTAATGCTACCCAGTGTCGGTGTGCTGTCAAGCTGACCAACAACAACTCCGTCAGCATATTCGACAAGGAACTGCAGACCGGACATAATCAGCGATTCAATTTGCGCTCTTTCCTCATTCTGGTAGCCGGACTTGATGCCGATGTAGCCAGTCTGATCCGCTGTGAGGTCAAACGCCGTTGCAACATCGCCATTCATGGTCAGATAGTACAGAATGATATTTTCCTTTGCGGTGGAGAATACCATTCCCTGCGGAATGTGGCTATTCAGAATAACCGTTCCCAGACCGAGGAAGTCCTCGATATAATTCATACCAAAGGCGGTCTGCATGGAAATCGTTGCCGTTCCCAGATAGTCGGAAATTGTCAGTGGGTTTATAAAGTGAACGGTGCTGACAGAATCATCCTCAAACAGAACTTGAAGCTGTCCCCATGTTCCGGCAAGAACTTTCTGCAGGGTATCAGCCGCAACAACCTGCCCGTCCAGACCCGTGATGAAATCAAAAAAGTCTGTTCTGATGCCCTTCTGAACATCATTCAGCAGTTTTGCATCAGTTTCCCGTACAGCTTCTGAATAGCCGGACTTCTTGATTGCTTCGGCGGTTGCCGCCTTTCTCCACTTTTTGAGCGTGATTTCACCAATCGGTGTTTTGGTACGCTCATACTGTGACAGCGGAATAATTGCACCTTCGTCTACTACGCCGCTCTGGAGCGTTCCGGTTGTCTTGTAGACGTACATGGTCGTGCCTTCCTGCATCGGAATCTTTCTGGTTACGCCCAGAGCTTCCATCAGCTTCGGCAGGATGTTGTGACCGAACTGCTCGACAAAATCAACTTCTCTGACTTTCCGCATCTGTGCCGCTTTTATAACATTGGTTTCGGCTGTGGTATAGACTTCATTAGCCATATTGTTTCACCTCTCTAAAATCCAAACATTTCGTGATTGTCGGCGATGGCTTGCTGTCTTTCTGTCGTGTCCTTAATCGCCATGATTTCGTCCTTCGACTTATAGACCTTTCCACCACCACTTGGCGGAGTTGCTGTGTTTGCGCCCTGTTGGTTTTCTTTCACGATGAAATCTGCCCATTCTTCTTTGATTGACGCTTTCAGCTTATCCGCATCTTTAACTTTACCTTCATCGTCAAATTCCACCGAATCAACATCGGATACCTTCAGAACTGCCGCAATACGCTTTTCAGAAACGCCGGATTCCTTTAACAATTCTTTGTATGCGGATTCCTTCTTTGCTTTTGTTTCTTTTGCGGTCTGTTCTTTCTTGTACTCCTCAAATTCTTCTTTCAGTGCATCGTATTTGACTTTGTATTTGTTTTCGCCGTTCTTTTCTGCGGCGGCTTTCAAGCCGTCCAGTTCCTTTTGAACGGCAGGAAGTTTTTCCGCATCTTCCTTGTAGCTGTCTCTCTGTTCTTTCAGCGCATTTACCGTGTCTGTATGTGCATCAATGATTTCGTCAATCTTGTCAGCTTCAATTCCGAGTGCTGATAAAAACTTTCTTGTAAGTGCCATATTGTAATCTCCTTTTCTTCGGTGGTATTGCTTTACCATTTGATTCCAACGCCATTATATCACGTTGTTTTCACTTTGCAATAACTTCATTTTACTTTTTTACTTTTTCATTTCAGTTTCTATGATTTTCTTGAACTCGTTTAAGTTGTTTTGTATTCCATCCCTCAAAAAATGCGCTTTTCCTGTTGGGTGGTTTGCCTTTTCGTTAAATTCAACATACGGCGCATATTCAACATTTGTGCCAATATACACACATCCATCCCCCTTTTTCCCCTCCGTGCCACTGTATGTCCCCTTAACTTCTCCACTGTTGTCGGAATACTCGCTGATTGACGGTGATTCTCCACCCACTGCATAAGTTATGCTGTTACGCAACAATCCTGTGTCTACCGGAGTTAGACCCTTGACATATTTTTCTGCTTTTAACCCGATCATCTCAAGTATCCGCAATTTCCGTTTTTCAACTTCATCAAGAACCTGCGGTATGTTGTTTTTTGTTATGGTTACTTTTGCCATTAGATTTCCCTATAATCGCATTTATTTGTGTTGTTTATTACATAGTCCGGCTTTATACCCGGATATGGGAACGCATCACAATTTGATTTGTTGTGTTTGTTGCTGAAAAAATCTTTTGGATCATTCCCCCACTTTTTACATTTCTTGCACTGTGCGCAATAATTTGCATCACTGTTATCTGTAAGTATTTCGTCTGTGTATCTTTCTCCGAGAGTTTTTTTCATAATTCCTCCTTACGGTTTCCACCTTTGCGGCGTGTTCTGCGCTATCACGTCAAGGTCTACATACAATGTTCCGCCGCTTCTTTCAACTCTGGTCACACGAAATTGAGTGTTTTGTTGCAGGATTGTTTCCAATTCTCTCCCAAAAGAATGTTGTTTTGCAATCCCATCCCACGCATATCCGCTTCCGTGTCCAAATGCCGAAAATGGTTCAACGTACATCATTTTTGTCCCTGCCGGAGCGTATATGTTTAATTTTATATTTCCGCCAAAGCCTTGACCTTTTGCAGACCCCATTGACATAAACCCATACTCTGTAGGCGTTGTTCCCAACAATGCCGCTTCGAGTTCTTCTTGAGTCCCGTTTTTTAACAACCTTTCGTCAACGCCAAAAAACTTGTCCATCCCTTTAAACCCACAGCCACGGTTAAACCACATATCGTGGTCATACGTTGATTTGTCAATAATGTCTGTCATTGCATTTAAGAACTTTCCATTATTTGCGGCGTTTAAGTTTGTGTTTCCTACACCTAAATACCGTTCTGTCCCGTATTCAATTCCACGCAAAGGCTCGTTAAATTTATGGTATGATTTGGTGTATTCGTATATAGATTCACGCTCTGTTTTTGTTGCGTTTCTCCATACGTTTCCGCAACGCTCCCTTAATACGCTATCCGCATCTTCAACACGTTTGCACCATACAGCCGCATCTTTTCTTGCTTTACTGTATGTTTCTTCCTTTACAATTGTTTTGAGTTTTATGTCACTCAACGCCTTTTGTGCGGCACTGTATTCTTTTAATAGTTTTGAATATTCCTCACCATATTTCTCAAATTCTTCAAGGTCTTTTAACAGCCCCTCAAACTTGGTAACGTCTTTTCCACTTGCAATCTGCTGTTTGAAATAATCCTTTTTACCTTGTATCCCGGCTTTCTTTGCTCCCCAATCTGCGTATGTAACATCATCTTTCCAGATGTTCTTAAATACTTTATCAGCCCCATTTGCTTTAATTTCTGCTTCTAATTTTTTAACCGATTTTTCCGCATCGGTCAGTTCTTTTTTAAGTTTTGCAGTTTCCTTTGCCGCTTTTTGGGTCTCCTTAATTTTTTCAGCGGCTTCAATTGTTGCCTTTTCTGCTTTTGCTTTTTTTACAAGGTCATCAAGCCCATCCATACCATATTTTTTTTCAAGTTCATGGTATTCGTCAAACTTATCATTTACCATCTTAAAAAACAAATCTTCCGCATCCTTCGAATCGGCAAAAAGCCCAAACATTTCTTTTCCGCCATATTTTGAATAATCAATGCTTGCCGCTTTACTTAATGTTTCTTCCGCTTTCTTTGCCGAATACCATTCATTGTATGTCATGTCTCCAACAGATTCGCCATTAACATAACGCTCAAAACCCTCATCGGGGTAATCAATCAAATCTGCGACCATTGTGCAACGGCAATTATAAATTTCTGATGGGTCATCACAATCCGGGTCTGCCGGAATCATTAACTCATTTCCATTTTCAGTTACAAAAGGTTCATCAACAGGAACGCTTGTGCCATCCAAATCAGCATGACTTTCTCTTGTGCGTTCATCAAGCGTTGCCATCCATTGTTTTTGCACATTTATTCCTAATTTTGTTGCTTGCTCATACGAATCTAACCGTCCCGCATTTTGCGCTCCGGTCATTGCGGTTCGTGCATTCCTTACCGCCTGATTCCATTCCATCCCTACTACTTTTGTTAGCCTGTCGGCAATGCTGTCTATTGCTTCGCCTTGCAATATTCCTTGCGAAATTGCTTGATTTATTTTTCGTCTGCTCCACGCTTGCACTTTTTGTTCTTTTGCTTTTGTCGGGTTCATTTTAGGCAACAATCGTGGATTTTTTGCCGCCATCCTTTCAATTGTTTTTTCATCGAATAATGTAAACCCTGCATTTATGCCAAATCCATGCTCAATCTGGTACGCACCCCAGTTATGATGCATTGCATATACATCCGGCAAAGCCTTGTTGATAATATTTGCGGCTTGTTTATCAACATTCGCCAAATACTGCGACATTGATTCAACTTGCTTTTTCATTTTTTCGCTGTAAAGGATTTTGTTTTTTCTCCAATCCAAATATTCGGATTGCGACAACAAACCATCTTTTACCATTTTGGCTTTTTCTTTATCAGCCTTTTTAAATTGCTTAAGATATTCGTTGGTTTTTTTCTTTAATTCTTTTTCTGCCTGTTTGTATTCTTGTGCAAGCCTTTTGGATGTTCTTTTAATTTGCTTATTCGTTTCCAGATGCATTATGTCTACTGGCTTGCTTTTATCACCTTTAAAAAAACCCGCCTTATCTAATTCGTCTAATACATCTTCCCAATTTTCCGACATTATTCATCACCTGCCGCCGCATTAAACGCTGAAATCCCCGCTTTATCCATTGCTTTTAACACTTCATCCGCCTTGTCTGCATCTCCAAGAATGGTTAATACTTTCCTTGTAACATATTCATCATCAAGGTACTGCGCCGCCGCCATCAATACGTTTACTTCTTCCTGTACGTTTATCAAATAACTTCTGGTAAATGTAAACGTATCTTCAAATCCTGCAACCTCCATGATTCCATGCAGGAAATCACCTACGCAGTATCCAAAATTATCAGCTTTTGCGTTCATTGGCTCATACGCCGCTCTGATTTGTGTTGCCGTATTTGCTCCGCCTTTAATTTCATCAATATTCAACGCCATATAATCAGCATACATATCTTTTGAAAGCCTATCCAACAACGCTTCTCGGCCTTCATGCGGCGCTTCGATCGTGTTTGCTTGTGCTTGAGCACCTGTGTCTTCAATCTGTGCGGCGTGTACCGTCTTTAATCTATCCACAAACTGCGCTAAATCAACATCATCCATACCACCGGCATTATTTATAGTCCAATAAATGAATGACGCTTCGTCAATCGTATTGCAAAATCCGCTTTTAATGAGGTCATACGCATCAATCTGTTCACGCAATCCAACCAATTCTGACTGATGGTATTGATTCGCCCAGAATGGCACAATCGGGAACGCCGAATAATTTTCGCCATCATATATTTCTGTTCCATCAACCTGTGTTGTTCTGGTTTTTAAGATGTACTTTTGCTTATCTTTCAAAATACGACCTGTACCATCTTCCCATATATATTCCGTGTAACCATCTTCCTCATAGAATGTCGCTCTTAACGGTTTGTTGTGTGCAATCTGCCAGAACCTAACGCCTGCTCTCAATGCCCCGTTTTCTTCGTCGTAAAGCGGTGCAAATTCAAGTGCCGTAAACACTTCAAGATGGTCAAGGTTATAGAATCCGTATGAAACACCTGCACATAATGCCGCTCTTGCCGCCTTTTGAATCATTCTATCCGAATCTTTTCCCATCTTTTCAGGCGTTTTCTTCTCTCCCCATGTAATTCCATTCCCCAACAAGAATTGCACTTGCTGTGTTACAAAGAAATTAAAAAATCCGCTTGCCAATTTATAATTTGCTGAAACATTGTCTGGAATTGCTTCACCTGTTACGGTGTACAGCAATTTCTGAAACTGCAATATTGTTATGTTCCGCTTTTTGTCATACGCAAAACCTACTTCTGCCTCTTTATACAAGTCGCTCGCTTTGTATGTATTGACAACTTCCCTGACAAACTCCATTCTTTCACTTTCATTCTCGGATACTTCGAGTAAATCATTAAATGTTTTCAAATTACCATACCTCTGTTAAAATCTGCTTTGTGCAATATCGGACTATATTCACGCCTTACTTTTGCAAGCCGCTTTGTTTTAACGAAGTACCTTGTATCATCCATAGCATGGTCATTTTCTTTTACAGGCACTTCTTTTTCATCTTCCCAAACGTACCCTTGCACTTCTTTTGTCCATGCCTTGCATTTCGGTTTTAGCACTTTTATTATACCACGATTCATCACGGTTGCGGTTTCTCTTATTCCATCATCTACCGCATTATCTGCCTGCCGCACTTTGCAATTTCCTTTCTTTCTCAATACGGCTATAAATGAAGCGGCTGATGGGTCAATGATAACTTCCATTCGTTGAGGTCTTGCTGTTCCCAATTCATCATCAAGAAAACGGTCAAGGTCTTGCCAATATTCATCATCGGTCTTTTGCGTTCCGGTTTCTCTGCCAGAATAATAATACTCTGCGAACCTGTACCATACGCCCTTGTTTAACCCCCATAATCCTGCTGAGAATGCGTTTTGCGTACCGTAGTCTATACTTACACTTACCTCGCTGAAAACATCGCTCAAATCGCCGTTTTTATCATCCAACGGTTCTGGCAATCCATCCACCCATACGTTCTCGTACATTGGATAAATCAACCCCTCGGCTCTTGTCCATTCTCCAAGTATATATCTTGGATAATATACCGTCCCTTCGTATTCTTTGCATAGTTCTTCTACAAACCGCTCCGGCAGGAATGGATTATCCCATATCTTATATTCTTGTATATATGCGTCAATCGCTTCGTTGTCAAGAAATTCTTTCAGCCAATGTGACGGATATTCTGGGTTGCAGGATGCGTCCATGCAAGAATAGTCTTTATCCAAACGGGACAACGCCATCATAAATACATCGCTGTTCCACTTGGCTATTTCATCACCATACAGATATTTGATGCTCATGCCCTGCACTTTGGATAACTGATTAACCTTTTCAGCGCCAAGACAATAAACATCTTCCCCGCATATTCTGGCAATGTTCCTGCTGTTGATTGTTCCAACAATGCGGTCAGTATATTTTTCCCTCATTGGTTGCAGGACGTTTCTTTCGATGGTCTCTTTTGATACTCCCATTATGACGTTCAAACCTTCTTTTCCTGCAACACTTCTGATTCTGCGAGGAATCATATACACCACATCAACAAACGATTTACCAGAACGCACCGCCCCAATCTTAAAATTAAGGCGATGCGCTGATTCTCTTATATACTCATTCTGTTTTGGCGTTAATTTCAAGTCCATCTAAAATCCTGTCCAGTTTATCAATGGCATTCGTATCAACGGTTTCTCTTTTGTCTTTCCAGTAATCCGGCTTTCTGTTCTTCAGCCAAAATATCTGTGCAACCACAACAGGCTCTACATATCGTTTTACCTCTACGACTTCCACATGTTCTTCTGTGATTTCCATGCCGTCCTTTTTTTTTGTGGTTTTTACCTTTATTGGCTTTTTCTCGTACACATAAAAACCTTTTGCAGATTTAACCATAGAATCTTCTATTTCGGTATCCACAGGCGCATGGCCTTCTTTTAAGGCTGACACAATTGCCGGATATTCATTTTTCCATCTGCAAAATGTTCTTTCAGATACGCCGATTTTCTTTTCGGCAATGTCTTTGTCGGTCAGACCGTCCCTCGCCCAACCTTTGATTCTTAACAATCCATCTTCGGTTATCCATTCAAGTGCTTCTGAATGTCTTCCTGCCATTGTTTATTTCCTTTCAATCAGTTCTGCTTTTTTTCCTGTGAAATTTCCTCACCATAATTGTTGTATCAATATAACGATATACACATAGTTTGCTCATAATTATCCTTTATACATAAAACTTGCAGTTTTGCAATTATTCTCATTAGTTTCAATTCTTGGCCTTCTCATCGAAATCACATTTCAGCCATTGATTCCATATTTCTATTGCTATGTTTGCCATCATATTTGGCGGGACACTCATTCCGCAGATATATTTTGCGTTTTCTTTTCCGAAATCATAATCTTGGGGAAAACTTGAGACATTTACAAAATCCTGTTTACAAAACCCTAATTTATCTATTGCTCTGAAAATCTGACCGTTTGATGTAATTGTATTGCAAATACGGTCATCCCAGATAATGAGATTTGTATATCCCCCCGATTTTCCAATTTTTTTATTTATATCTTCGACAGAAAAACAATCTTGTATATTGTGTAAAAGAACTCTTTTTTGAAGCTCTGTTCCTGTGTTTGCTCCTTGTTCCGTTCTTACTTCGCCAAATAAAATAGGCTTTCCGTTAAAATCCAATTTCAGCTTTTTATAGTTTTGATTATTCGCAATGAAAAATACTCTTTCCCTCGCTTGTGGGACATCCATTAATGCCGCATTCAATTTGAATAGTTGGACATCATATCCAATTTCATAAAATTTCTTTATGATTGCATTCACATACCCTTTCGCATTTCCTTTTATCAATCCGACTACGTTTTCAGCAATCACAATTTTCGGTTTCAGCTTTTCCACTGTATCCAGAAATACAAAGAACAGATCGTCAAGTGTCTGCTTTTTCTGCCCTTCTCTAAATACTTTTTCTTTCCCCCATGCTTTTTCCCTACTTCCAGCTGTGCTGAATGTGCTGCATGGTGGTGATCCATCCAAAATATCAAGATTGTATAATTCTTCTGGCAAATCGGTTTTTTGTTAAATTCTCTTAAATCCATAAGAAAATTATATTTTGGATGATTATTTTTAATATATACTGCGTTCATTCTCGGATCAATTTCACAATCCCCTATAACCTTAAATCCGGCTCTTTTATATCCCATTGTAGAACCGCCGCCGCACGAAAAACAAGAAAATACAGATACATCTTTGTCCTGTTTTAAATCTTTTAAATACCATTTCCAGTCAAACATCATTAACTCCTATTAAATTTAAAGCCGCATCGAGGACATTCGCATTCAAAATTCTCATCATCATACTCTGACAAATCGACTTCTTCACTTTCTTTTATTTTTTGTTGCGGGCTATCGCCTTCTTCAAAATTAAGGCTGAACCCGAACTCTGACATATCAATATCAATATCTGCAAGTTCTTCTTCCAGTTTGCCGAAATCCCACGCCGACATTTCAGCAACTTTATTATCTGCAAGACGAAACGCTTTGATTTGATCCTCTGTTAAATCATCCGCATAAATACAAGGCACTTCTGTAATACCTAAACTTTCGGCGGCTTTTAACCTGGTATGACCTGCAATAATAACATTGTCGCTTGATAATATAATTGGATTCTTAAAACCAAACTCTTGAATTGACTTTGCGACGTAAGGTACTGCATCTTCATTATGCCGTGGATTATTTTCATACGGCTTTATATCTTCTGTGTTAATGTATTTGATCTGTAAATCGTTCATTATTTCCCCCTTATTACTGTTTATTTTTAGTTTTAATGGATTTTTATATGTTTATTGATAATTATATCTATACTTTACATTTTTACCGTTAAAAATGCTGTTTTAGGCTTTTTATGATGGGTTAATATAACTCTTTTTCTTTTGTTTAATTCTTTTTTTGTTTTATTATAACACATTTACATTTTCCCGCAAATAAAAAAACCGCCTTTCGGCGGCTTGTGCATCATTGCTGTTCACATATATATACTATGTGTTCGCACAACTTTTTTGGTATTTTTGCTTTTTCTATTGCATTTTTTAATTTTTGTGTTCCCGTTTTGCTCCCTCTTGGTGCGGCTTCATGACATTTTGCACCACGTTTACACGGTGGTTTGAAATTTGGTTGTGTATGATTTGTCCATATATCTGTTGGCTTTTGCCTTGTTTCTCCGTATTGACAGTATGTGACTGTATATCGTGGCAATTCTTGCATAAAACTCATTTTTCGTAACCCACCCCTTGGGTTTTCAATAAACCAATACTTTGGTTGAAGTTCTTTTATTAAATCAATAACGTGTCTGTTTACTTCATCACAAAACTTTGCATATTCTGTAACTGGCATCAGTTCGCCCGTAATAGATTTTTTCCTGTGTTTACTAATTGCGGCAACGCTATATGTCGAGCAATCTGGGGACGCCCATATAACATCCGGCTTGCCAAATTTATCAATTATATCTTGGGCTGTTATTTTGGATATATCTTCATACCAATTAATATTTTCAAATTTTTCATCCCATTCAATAGAAAATACTTCATGCCCACAATTTTCAAATGCTTTTCCAATCGATCTTGTTCCTGCAAACAATTCTAATACTTTCATTTTTGTTTTTTTCCTTTCTCGGTTTCCAAAACGGGCAACCATCATTCCCGCATTTGTTTTCTTTTACCATCCTGCGATACCACCTCGGAGAAAGGGCAACACATTCAGCCAGCTTGCCAGTTTCCTTAAAACATACACAATCTATCATTTTTCCTCCTTATATTTCCCTAAATCTTTTTTCATCTTCCGGGTTTTGATAACATACCGGAATCCCTTTTGCCATTGCCCAAAACCTTTCCCTTGACGCTCCCCTTGACTTGCTCCATCCGTCAAGCATATAGATCATATCAACTTCACCGGACTCAATGATAAGCCTTGCCGCTCCCATGTACGCTTCCCAAGTGTGACCGGGTTCCCATTCTGCCGGATTGATCGCAAGGTGTCCTGTGTCTCTTACAATCTCCGCCGCTCGTCCAAACTGCCCTTTGTAATCATCTTTACCCGTTATTGCTCCGCTAATATATACGTTCATTTTGTACCTCCTTTGTTTTCATAAATTCCTCTAACTGGCTGTAAAACTTCTTCCAATATATCCTGTCACGCTCATCGCCCCATAACTGCATATCGTGCCGATCATCCCCGATTTTTCGGATTACATTGCTGTCTTTGTCCCTGATATACAAATCAATGTTGCTCATTGTTCTACTCCTTCCCGCAAAATGTGGTGTTCCTCTTCCGATAAAGCAAGCCGCCGTATTCTACCGCATCTCGCTCCAGCCAGTGCTTTCTGCAACCGTCGCAATCAAGGTCGAGTTCGTTCCCTTTACCGCCTTCGCATTTGTCTTTCGTGCAAAGGTCGCAAAATGCAACGGAATAATCTATATCTCCGGCCTCCCACTCTGACAGAAATTCATATAACTGTTCATCTGACATTGAACGAATACAATCCGCATTAGTCATCGCTCTGCTCCTTCCTGTGCGGCTCATAAAGATGACAATATCCATTTCTCTGTTCATCACTCGCCCTCCTCAAATTGCTCGAAATAAAACTCAACTCTTCTCCTGTGTGGCTCAAAGAATCCGTAGTCTACTCCAACCTTGAAAATGTACTGTCGTTCCATCAACTTCAGCGGGATTTCTTCTATTGTCCTGCGGAAAGACTCGATGCTCAATGTTCTCTTGTAATGATTACATCTGCGACAGGTTGGAAATAGATTATCAAAATCATCTGTGCCGCCGTTGCGCTTCGGAATTATATGGTCTACTTGCATATCTTTGAACTCGATTTCTTTCCCGCAATATGCACAACATCCGTTGAACTTCTCATATACAGCTTTTCGATTTATCGCCATCACTCGCCCTCCGCTTCTACTTCTTTTCTACAATCCAAGCAGAATATAAACTCGCTTCCGGCATCACATTCGCTTCCCATAATCCTTTTGTGTCTTCTCTTGTATGGTGTGCCATCTTTTCGAAGCCTATATATTGACGAATAAAGTCCTTGATATGATATGGCTAACTTTCCGCCACAATACGGGCATATATTCTTTTTCATTTACTCGCCCTCCGACAATTCCATTGCAATATCGAACGCATCTATGCTCTTTACAACTTCTTTAAGCATTTCTCCAGCTTCAACTATTTCGCCATTTTCGTATGCTTTTTCTGCTCCTTTTATTAACCGCAGATTCTTTTTATCATCCATTTGTAACATAAC